GACGATGGGATGGAGTCCTTGATTGCCGAGAGCAGGGGAGTCATCGCGTTCTTGATGTCCTTGGTGATCTGGCGACGGAGTGCCGGATCAACCTTCTGGATCTCACGGAGAGCCTGCTTCAAGCCATCGTACTCGATTCCGATTGATGCTCCCATTATTGCTTCCGTCTTTGCTCATTGATGATCTGAACGCAGGTCGCCAGGTCATCTGTCTCGAATGTAATAGTCGGAGGCCAGTACCCAGTCTCAACTAGCAGAGCTGCTAGTTGTCGCCGGAAGCCTCCTTGGTAGGGACTGCGGATGCAGTCTCCACCACTTCTAGATCTTCTAACTTCTTGACAAACTCATCAAACGAGATCGGCACTGGATGGCCTTGTTGCCTACTGGCCTCATAGGCCATGTACGCGAGGTCTTCCATACCGAAACCATTTGCAAGATCTGAGGCTCGTCGCTTCATCTTGCGTTCCCACGAGATGATCACGAAGAGGTTCGTGACCACTTGGTAGGTCTCGCCATCGGCGAGCTTGACACTGAGTGTGAGTTTCATTGGTTCTCCTAGTCGGGTTCGGATTAGTTATGGATTACGGGGTGATGTCTCGAGCGTATGTTCCGCCCTTGAAGGTGGCCTCAACGACTGAGAGTTCGCCAACTGTTGCCATGATCGGCGTGACAGTTTCCAAGTAGCAACCTGTCAAAGTGTACTCAGGGTTTGATGCGGTTTCGGATGCTCCAGCTGGGCTGATGACGATGGTGGAGATTACGCCGAACATGGAGTTCAGCATGGTTTCAACTTCGGTCGCGCCGTAGCTCTGGAACAGTGTGAGCGTGAGCTCATTGTTGTAAAGCCCAGCTGTGAAGGTGCGTGAGGTCTGACCGAAGGCTGTGTTCTCAAGTGCTTCAGCCGTGAGTGTCAGGGTCGCAGCTGAGCAGTGATCGGTGAGCGTCATCGCCGAAGGGCTTGTGACGGTGACGGTGGGGTTGCTGAGGTAGGTGACTGTGGCTGGCATGGTTTTGTCCTTTATACGCGGCTAGTGCCGATTCTAATTGTGAGGTCGTAAGCAGGTAACTCGGCAGATCCAATCGATGCGATCGTAGGTCTGCCAGATACAACTGCGAGGGAGGAGTTCATGAGCTGATCAACGACTCCGAGTATGTACGTCGTAGTGTCGCTGTTGCCGGGTGGCGCGCCCAACACTCGGAGATCAATCGTGATGTCCGCCGTCTGGTTATTGAACGAACTGAAAGTAGGAAGCTCAACGAATACAGTAAGAGGTCGAGCGTTCCGAGGGTCAGTGACCGGCACAAGGCCGAGAGCTGTGATCGTCGCTGAGACAGCATCAATCGTGTCTGTGAAGATGCCTGCCATCTCATGCCACTTGTGCTCTCTTGATTCCGAGGAGCGAGTTAATTCGGCCCATGGAAGCGACAGGTGCGGAGATGTTCATGTCTTGGAAACTATTAAAGGAGTCGATGCTCCCTCTTTCACGGTACAACGATGCAGCCATGAGCACAGTCCCGGCGAGGACAGCTGCATCGGGGACATTGATCAGATCGTCTTTGTAACCGGCCTGAGATCTGCGCTTGAAACAGTAGGCATTTGCTGCGTTAACAGATGTAGTCATGAAAGCGGTGTCGTTTGCTGTCGCTCCGCTGATGCCAAGAAACTCGGTCAGATCGTTGACATCGCACCATTGACACTCTGTTGGTGCTGTCCAAACAAGCGATCCAACTGGATCAACCGCTGACCGTTGGAGATCGTCTGCTACAAGTTGGAAGAGGATCTGGTTTGTGTAAACGATCTCTTCGTTGAAGAGGTAGTCGCCGGCTTCGTTGATTCCTGTGAAGTAGTAGATCGGAATTTGAAAGACGATGTGTGTGCCGTTGATGTCGGAGTCGCATCCTGAGAGTGTGATCTCTTGACCGACGAGGATGTCTGTGGATTCGAGAGTCTGAACCACGCACACATTGTCAGTGATCTGCTGATGTGTGACAGTGAATGTGGACATGGCTCAGGCTCTCAGAATCTCAGTCGTTGCTCAGTAGCCCGAGGCTTTGACAAACTTGTCAGCGTCAATGACCAGCGTGGAGAAGTCTCCGCGGAAGGCTAGGACGGTGCTCAAGGTTGACGGTGCCAACACTGAAACGCTTCCGCGCTGTTGTTCAAACAGTTCGTATCCTGAGGCATCGCCGAGGATCAGAGTGTTTGCTGCGAAGTTGCGGTCTCGCACGACTCGACATCCGAACGCTGTTCCGACATCTGTGGTAACTGCAATTTCGCCGAAAGCGTTTTGTGCGTTCAGGTTCGGGAACAGCGGTCGTCCGGTCGAATCCGAAAGAGCGATGAGGTCGCCGAACACATCAGCGGACACGAACAGATGGTTCGGATTGTTGCCGTTAGATGCGGTCAAGATCGTGGTGCTTGATGCGCCAATCCATGCGAGCCAATCAGCTGGATCGGTGGGGTCACCAAACGCGCCGGTCGTGGTCGCGCCTGCGACGAGATCGGTGCAGGCCACTGCGTCGGTTTCGTTCATGTAGATCCGGCCCATGTCGTCAAGTAGTGCGGTCAACATTGACGGATCGCTCCACGAGATGATCTGCTCGGAGATATTCACATATCCGCCGTACGTGCCTTTTGTGACGGTCTCAGCACTGATCACGAAAGTTGATGCTGTGAGCGTGGTGTTGTCTGGAGACTGTGCGCCGACTGAGTTATGAGTCGTGACTTTCGGTCGAATGAAAGTTGAGCCTGATGCGGGCATTGAGCGAACTCCGACAGCATCCACGACTGGACGCATACCGATAAACGAGTTGTACACATGGCCAACGATGATCTCGGGCAAAACTCCCGCACCGTCCGCCAGCGACACATCTGGTGCAGCTGCTTTGAGGACTTCGTGGAAGGCTCTCCACTGGTCGCCACCTGCGATAGCTGCTTGCAAGTATTCGCCAGCGGTAGGCATTTTGACTGTCTTTTTTGCTGTGGCGTAGATCGGCTGGGTTGCGATTGCTGCCTCAACTGTGGTTGGTTCTGACATGGCATCCTCCTCGGATGGTTGTGGTGGGGATTCTTCTTCTTCTGGTATTTCTTCTGGTTCCTCTGCTGAGGCATAGACAGACTGGATTTCTGCGTCGGCGTAAGCCGGGAAGGACACGAGCGACAGTTCAATCATGCGCGCTTCGCTGACTTCCATAACTCCATCAACACGCTTAAATTTGAGTGGGATTGCTCCGATGCTTACTGCCGAGATAGAGCCATCTTCCAGAAGTGCCATGGCATCGTCTGCAGCTCTGGTCTTTGACAGTGTTGCCGAAAACAATAAGCCTTCGTCGCTTGACACTCTCTCGGTGACACGGCCTATGACTCGAGTGTCGTCATGAAATTCTAGGAGCTTTGGCATCGGGCCATCTACAGAGATTGAGCCTTTCAAGAATTTCACTGGGCCGACATCGTTTGACAAATTAGCGACGACATCCCATGGGACAGCGATACCGGTGATGGTGCGTGATGGTTGAGAGTCGTCTGCTGACGCGTCAAGCGTGACAAGCTGGGCGTTGAATCTGATCATATGTAGGCTTCCTCTTCTTCACGGCGACCTGCTTCTTCTACAGGTACTTCGGCGAGATGGTTCTCGTAGATGTAGTCATCAACATCAAATTCGACGTACCGGTTTCTTGGTAAAACATTGACCATGCTGAGGGTCATTTGGATGACATCAAGGACTTGTTTTGCTCCGAACAGGTAGAGATCTTGGCGAGCTTGTTGCGCGTTTTGATATGTGTATCCGGGCACGCCGATTCCTAAAAGGTACGCAGGGACTCCCACTTGGCGTGATACTTCAAGACTGCTGTACTGACGCGATTCGAGTAGCTGCAGTTTGTTCGGGTCGCTTGTGAACTCGTGGAATGAGATTCCTCCAGAGAGTGCGCCGATGGCCCCACTTTGACGAGCGGTTCGCCATGCTCCAGCTAGTTCACCAAGATCTTCAGCGGACATTTGTTCAGCGTTGTCGCCAACTTGTAGCCATCCTGCAGCGATCTCGTTGACTGCGAAGCGTTCCGCTGCTTGGTCAAGTTTCAAAGCTGTTTGGATGGTGCGAGCGCCAGTGAACAGGAATCCTTGGACTCCTGAGATGAACTGGATGACATCTTCTGTCGGGAGTAGTACTCCGTTAAATTCGACTTGGTTTGACTGGCCGAAGAATTGTGGGCCAGCTTGATCCAATGTTGAGATCATGGAGGCTGGCAACCATTGGAAGGAGAGTGGGCGACCTGTTGCCGATGATCGGCTTGTCACATACCAGAACGCTCGACCGCGCATCATGATATCCATGGCGGTATTGCTCATGATGAAATTCATGGTGGATCGAGGATCGGGCTGATCCATCCATGATTCATTCTCTAGATAGATCTTTTCGTACCGTTCGCCAGTCCACTGTTTTGTGTAGTGGCGTAACGGTAGGCAGCCGACCATGGAGAGAATCATTTGCGTAGCGCGCGAGACCGTTGCGCACGACAGAGCCAATTCGGTACTCGCCCCGACAGAGTAAGAGTAAAATTGTCCTATTTGCGCAGACGATCCCGCGGCCGCCTGTAATGGCGGAGCTGTGAAACTTGGAGTGCGTTTCTTGTTGCCAAAGAGTGCCATCTCTGGGAGTCTCTCAGATTTTCCAGAGCGTGTCCACGAGGGTCAGCCAAAAGCCATCTGAGGTTTGGCTGATGCTCTCGGTCGTGACGTAAGCATGATTCCCCACACTGAACATCTGGCGAGCTCTATCGGCCCTGGGCTCTTCTGC